ATTACTTTCAGCACAACGCCAAGCAAGATTAACTCTAATGGGTTTAGCTCGATGGCAAGGATTGAGAATAGAAGCCGAGTAGGTGCCATCTATGAGAGCGCTGGTCGCAATGGTGATGAGGGCCAGCCTTGGGTTGGTCCTAAAGCCGGAAGCAATAGCAATAAGGTTAGCAAGTCAAGTAACCCTAAAGCCGGCGCACAGTTTATTAAGAATCTGCCGCCGCTTGTATCAAGCCTTAAAGGCCGAGGCCGCTTGATTTATCGCGCTTGGGCTAAGGACCAAGGTAAAGCAGAAGGCGCAACAATGAAGGCCATTGATAAAGCCATCACCCAATTTAGGGTTGAGGCTGCTAAGGGAATCGGGAAGGCAGCGTAATGGCAGCACCAGTTCAAGAGACGATCTCGATTGGGTCAAAGGCAGACACGCGCGGATTTAAGAAGGCCGAGACAGCGGCTCAGAAGCTCAACAAGCAGCTTAGAAATCTTGGCCTAGCACTTGGCACTACAGCTCTGGTCTCTTATGGCAAGGCAGCAGTCAAAGCCTTTGCGGAAGATGAGGCAGCAGCTCGCAGACTTGCAAGCGCGGTAGATAACCTTGGCCTTTCATTCTCGCAAGCTAAGGTCACGGATTTCATTGCGAACTTAGAGAGCAGCGCGGCAATCGCCGACGATGTGCTTAGACCAGCCTTTCAATCTTTGCTGACCACGACTGGATCACTTACTAAATCCCAAGAGCTTCTCAACAATGCAATCCAGATAAGCCGAGCAAGTGGGATTGATTTAGCTACCGTTGCAACAGATTTAGGTAAAGGCTATGTAGGAATTACTAGGGGCCTGATTAAGTATAACACAGGATTGACCAGAGCAGAGATTACAACTAAATCCTTCAATGAGATTCTTGGAGTCATGCTCGCTCGCTCTGCTGGCTCAGCTCAAGATTATTTAACAACCACTTCTTACAAGATGGAAGTGCTTACAGTTGCAGCAGGCAATGCACAGGAGACAATTGGAGCAGGGCTAGTAGATGCCTTTGCAAAGATAGGTGGCGGCTCTACAGCTACCGATGCAGCTAAAACAATCGACACCATAGCCAAGTCAATTAATGCTATGACTTCAGCAGTAGGCATCGCGGTTAGTGGACTAGTAAAGCTCTACAGAGCCTTTGATTATGTGGGAAGCCTTGGCGGCCTACTGGGCGAGAACGGCAGCCTATTCAGCCAGTTCGAGGATAAGCCAAACACTAATAGATCTAAATCCCCAGCAGGTACAGCACAGCGCACAGCGCAGCAGCGCCAAGCAGAGGCATTGGCAGCTAAGCGAGCTAAGGAACTAGCAGCGTTACAAACTAAGCAGGTGAAGGCTCAGAAGGCTTTGACTGATGAGCAGAAGAAGCAAGCTGCCTTGAAGAAGGCTGGCTCTATCTTTGACCTAGAACAAATTCAGGTCATTGCAGCTCTTAAGGGCAAGCTTTCTGATGAGGATCGCAAGCGCGTAGAACTTCAGTTTGCTTTACTTACGGGCAATGTATCGGAAGCTAAAAAATTAACTGCGGAAATCGCAGCAGCTCAAGGATTAAGTAAAGACTTAGCTGGTTATCTTGCAAGCCTTCCAGATGCTAAAAATCCCTTTGCTGCATGGGGTAAATACCTCGATGACCTAGCAAAGAAAGCTTCGCTAATTGTTACAGGCGATCCTAACTTTAACAGTTCTCTTGGCTGGAATAATAACCCTTCATTTCCTGAAGTACCTGAAGTTCCTACAAGCAATGTGACACCATTCCCTAGATCAACTCCCGGCAGCTTCCGCAGAGCCGAGGAACAATCTAACTTTACTGGGCCTATTCAACTATCGGTTAATATCGACGGCAAGGCGATTGCTTCGGCTTTGCAGGATACTTCTTTGTCAGGTGTCTCATCAAGCGTTAATAGAACCTATGGAAGCTTTGCTGGTCGATGACACTACCTGCCGAGATATCCGTATCCTTTGACTTTAGCTCTGGAGCGACTTTCGGCTATCCATTTACTATAGGCGACGCTAAGTATGGAGTTATTGGCACTGGCACACTTGGCTCATCTACTGTTCCAGTTCCAGTTGTTGACTTAACTCCCAATGTTCGTAATATAACCATCAATCGCGGCAGAGATATCCAAGCTGATACCTACGTCGCCGGAACAGCCGTTGTACGCATTACAGACCCAGATTCTTATTTTAACCCTCAGAACACAGCCAGCCCTTATTACGGATATTTAGTGCCTTTGCGCAAGGTGCGTATTGCAGCTACAACAGGGACAGCGCAGGAGTTCCTATTCTCAGGCTATACAACCGAGTACCGATACACCTATGACCAAGCTGAGCAAATGGGTTATGTTGATATCTATGTCGCAGATGCTTTCCGTCTTTTTAACTTGGCTCAGGTCACAACCGTGGCAGACTCAGGAGCAGGGCAATCTACCGGCACACGTATAGGCAAGATTCTAGATCAGGTGGACTTTCCTTCCAATATGCGCACAATCGCTACTGGTCAATCATCCTGTATTGCTGACCCAGCAACCCTACGCACAAGCCTTAACGCCATCAAGAACGCAGAGTTCTCTGAGCAGGGTGCGTTCTATATCAACCCATCAGGAACAGCCATATTCAAGGATAGAAACACAGTAGCCTCATCTATCTCAGGCACTCCTATTGAGTTCAATCAGACCGGCGGTATTCCTTACCGTAACCTCGTATTCGCCTTTGATGACAAGCTCATCATCAATCAAGCCCAGATGACCCGATATGGCGGCACAGCTCAGTTCGCAGAAAATGCAGCCTCTATTGCTAAATACTTCCCTCACCAGTACAGCGCCCAAGAGTTGGTTATTGATACTGATGCCAATGCCCTGAATATCGCGGCAACCTATGTAGCCACTAGAGCCGAGACAACTATCCGCATTGATCAGATGACTGTTGATCTACTAGACACAGCAGTTCCAACTGACACAATGATTGGGCTCGATTACTTTGACAATGTGCGCATTTCTAATAATCAACCTAACGGCAGCACAATTGTCAAGACTCTACAGGTGCAGGGCTTATCGTGGAATATCAGCCCTAATTCAATGCAAGTAACAGTAACAACACTCGAACCCATCACAGACAATTTCATCATCGGAAGCACAGAACGCGGTATAATTGGCGTGAGTGCAATGACTTACTAGGAGATAAACAATGGCAGCAGGACTAGGATACAAAGAATTTGCGACGGGAGACGTATTAACGGCTGCTCTCGCTAACGGCTATCTAGCCTCTCAGGTCGTCATGGTCTTTGCTGACGCAGCAGCTCGTACTTCTGCAATTACCAGCCCTCAAGAGGGAATGTTCTCATATCTCAAAGATACCAACGCTACTGAATATTACTCAGGATCAGCATGGACAGCAGTTGGTGGCGGTGGCGGTGGCGGTAAAGTCCTTCAGGTAGTCTCTGCAACTACTACAACTGCGACATCTAGCAGCTCGACAACACTGGCAGACACAACACTCACAGCGACAATTACGCCAACCTCAGCAACCTCTAAAGTTCTAGTTTTAGTAAACCAAAATGGAATTTTAAGAAGCGACGGAAACGCCAATAGTGCTCTTACTCTCAAGTTGCTTCGAGGCGCAACGGTTATATCCCAAATTGCAGATACAAGCGTTTACACCGGAACCGCATTAGTTCTAACAGTCCCGAGCGCTAGCATGAACTATTTAGATAGCCCAGCAACTACATCAGCAACAACATACAAGACACAATTTGCAAACAGAGTTGCAGCTGCAGAAATCGTTGTGCAGCATCAAAGCAATATGTCATCAATCGTATTATTAGAAATTGGAGCTTAATATGATCACAGGCGCAAATGTATTGGGAATGCTTATCCCTTCAGGTGGCTGGTATATCGCTGGTAATGATTATGAGAATATCCAGTTCCTCGAATGTGAGCCAATTACAAAAGCAGAATTTGAGGCAGGCTTTGCTAAGTATGAGGCTTTCAAGCTGGAACAAGACGCAAAGCGAGCAGCTGACAAGGCTGCCTTGTTAGAGCGTTTGGGAATTACTGAAGCAGAAGCTCAATTGCTACTGGCATGACTCCCAAGTTATGCAAATCAGGTCGGCAATTAAGAGAGCAAATTGATGATAGTTTCCCTGACCGAGACAGAAGTTCCGATGGCTGGGTTGGCGATGCACGTCACGCAGCGCGCCCTTCTGATCACAATCCTGATAAACAAAATATCGTCTGGGCAATTGATACCGACAAGGATTTATCTGGAAAGGCAAAGCCGGATTTCGCCTCTGACCTTGCAGATCAGCTTCGCATCTATGCAAAGGCTCATGGCAGAATCAGCTATATCATCTACAACGGGAAAATTGCATCAAGCAAGAGGAATTGGCGTTGGAGAACTTACACTGGGATTAATAGCCACCGTACTCATATCCATTGCAGCTTTACTAAGAAAGACGATTCGAGTGCTTTCTTTGATATTCCGTTACTAGGGGGAAAACAATGAACATGAAGCATCCAGCAATCGTCAGCCTTGGAGCATTCCTAGCGGTCTGGGGTACAACCTCGAACTTCGCTCTGGACTATCGCTCTATCCTCGGTTCAATCGTGGCAGGCGTATTCGGATATGCGAGCCCTAAACGATGACACAACAGGATTTCTTTACTCTCTACTTTGCAAGCTTGGCTATCGTTGGTGGCCTGTCAGGGTTTGTTATCACTCATTTACTGGCAGAAATTAAACGACTCCATACGCGTGTCGATGAGATCTATAACATACTTCTAGACAGATAATAAAGCCATGGCGAGGAAGCGACCAGTTATCGACCTTGATACTTACAGCGCTCTAGATGCTTATTGCATAGCGATGAATGAGTATTACAAGTCCCTGCGCAGAGCTGGGTTCACAGAGACTCATGCCTTCTGGCTTCTATCAGATCGCGAAACCTTCCCTGATTGGATTATCCCTAACCTTCCCAATCGAATCGACAACATACCCTATGACGACGACGATGAGGACTAATGAAAAAAATAGTTATTCTGTCAGACCTTCAGGTGCCGTTTGAAGATGTGCATCTCACTCAGAATATAGCTAAATTCCTACAGAAGTTTAAGCCAGATCAGACAGTAACCATCGGTGACGAGATTGACTTCCAGACCATAAGCAAGTGGTCAGAGGGTACGCCTCAAGCCTACGAGCAGAGCCTTGGCGATGATAGAGACCGCTGCGTAGAGCTTTTGTGGGAGCTGGGGGTCACGGACTGCATTCGTTCTAATCACACGGATCGTTTGTACAACATTATTATGAAGAAAATACCCAGCTTCTTATCTCTGCCAGAGCTGCGCTTCGAGAAGTTTATGAAGTTCGATGAGCTTGGCATTACCTTTCACAAGAATCCCATGAATATAGCTCCTAACTGGATTGCCGTTCACGGGGACCATACCCCTATCAAGCAGCAAGGGGGCCTGTCGGCCCTTGAGGCGGCCCGTAGGCATGGCAAGAACGTAATCTCAGGTCATACTCACAGAGCAGGGCGAAGCGCCTTTACAGAGGCTTCTGGGGGCCGTATAGGCCGTGTCCTGCATGGCGTAGAGGTGGGCAACTTGATGGATTACAAGCAGGCTAAGTACCTAGGGTCCACAGGCTCAGGAAATTGGCAGCAAGCCTTTGCGATTATGTATGTCCACGGCAGCTCGGTACAGGTGGATATCATCAACATTGAGAAGAATGGCACTTTTATTGTGCAGGGCAAGGTATATGGCAGAGTCCGTTAGCATCGCCATTCCCTATTTTGAGGATGAGGATCCATCTCAAATCGTTATCATTTCGTTATCTAAAATAGGTGGGTGCCGGTTCCACCTCATGTAATCTAGCCCTAACAACAACAGAAAGGGCTCAGCATGACAATTACAGTAAATGAATTAGAGCAAGATTTTGAGCGTTTGACAGAGACTTCAATGCTCTGGCAGGCAAAGGATTGGCTAAAGCAAGAAGGCCGATTTGATGGGTCTGTGGCATTTCATCACAGAGTTATTTACTTCTTTGAGCGCTATGTAGATTTGATGGCAGCTAAAGCAATCCTGAAGGAATTGAATGAGGATTACTCGGTCCTCTACGACAACGCCCTAGATCAATGGGTAATCACATCTACTTACGCAACAGAGAGCTGGAGATAATGAACGTATATTTGATGACATTCCTATTCTCAGTAATCACTTACGGCTTGGGATATTACGCTGGCAATTCTGATGGCAAGGTCGAGGGCCGCATGGCTGTGCGCCGCCATTATGAAGAGCGCGAGCGCCAACTGAAGGTGAACCGATGAATGCTAGAGACTTTCTCAATGAAGCGAGAGCTACTATCCAAGACCGAGGACTTGATTACGGTCACCCATCGGAC